TTTTTTTCGCAACATAAACCTACCCTATATTGAAGACCCTACCTTGAAAGGACACATCATGACTACCGCCGCCATCATCGCCATTATCGTTCTGTCGATTCTGCTGACGATCGCCATCGGTACTACCCTCTTCTTTATCTACATCGCCTACCTCATGACTGAGGAGCGAGATGGTTTTGAGAGGAAGTACAAGAAGGCACTCGCAGCTAAGAACGTCGACTGGAGCCTCGATAATGACAACGCTGTCAGCGATTTCTTGAAGCTGTACAACTCCATCAAGGAGAAGTAACCTTCACCGCTATACCCCATTAACTTGGGGTATAGACTTTTCGCGGGTATTTCCTGGCGTATATTGAAGACCTACGAAAGGAAAGACCATGACTTACATTGCTCTCGCCATCACGACTCTTCTCACCATATTCTATGGAATCGCTTACAACGAGCAGAAGCTCAAGACCAAACACTATCGGAAACTGAGCAAAGCACTCTTGTGGGAGCGAATCCAAGAAAGTTCGAGGAGCCGCTGCCCGGCGAGTACTGAAAAGAAGGTCCCCGAACCGAACCTCTTCTGAGCCAACTACCCCATTAACCTGGGGTATAGGCTTTCGCGTAAAAAACTATGACTATAATGAGACCCCTCTACTCGAAAGGAACCACCATGGACACCAACGACACCACCGTCGAGACCAACGACAAGGTTTTCGAGTTCAAGTTCAACAAGGACGCTCTCGTCCCCGCTATCAAGCGGAACGCCTCCAAGATCATTGCTGGAGCCGCTGTATTTGCAGCAGGCACCGCTCTGACCCTGATGGCGATCCGTTCGGTACCGGAGATCGAAGAATCCGAAGAGCTTGAGCACGACGACCTTGACGAGGCCGACGCTGTCGAGTCCGAAGACTCTGACGACTGAACTCTCACCTATAACCCGACTTGGGTTATAGGCTTTTCTCAAGAAAGGAACGCACATGAAATACCTATGGACAGGCTGAATGGCTTTGTTCTTCGTCGCTCTAGGATGGGTTCTCTGGGACAAACTTGGCGGAGCTCTCCCTGATAAGGTATTCGGCGAGACGGTCATTGGAATCTTCGGAGTTGGCTTCTGCTCATACATCTTCATGGAACTCGACTACTAGGAGGTATAATGAATGACTGGACTCTTGCGGCTATATGCGCACTCCTTATCACGAGCGTACTTATCATCATCGCGCTCGGACTCGGAATCCTCATCAAGACAGGGCTTATGGTGGGTCTTGTGGTCCTGTCTATTCTGGGGGTCGGATTAACCCTTCATCTGTGATCCGCGAGAAAAACGGGGTGTATTATGAAACCCCTCCGTTTGAAAGGACACATCATGACCCGCATTCTCGTTTCGACCATCAAGACCGTGACCTTCATCCTCGGTATTGTTCTCGCATCCTGCTTTATTGGCAGGGGCGCAAACAACCGCATGAAGCACGTTCTGACGGTTCAGCAGCGATTCATCACGCGTCGTGACAACCGACTCAACCGCTGGTAATCCAGCTCTATACCCCGACATGGGGTATAGGCTTTTGTCGAACTAGAAAGGAGCACATTATGTCCGACTGGGATTCCATGGTATGGCGCATCATGAGCCTCATCGCCATTCTGCTGTTTGGTGCAATTATCGGATCAATCGCCTATATCTGGATCATTTCAGGACCCCTGATTGTTAAGGTCATCTGGACTACCTGTATGGTTGTCTTGTCCCTTATCGTCCTGGCACTTGCGCTGGTGATTGACTGATGTTAGTAGTACTACTCGGCCCGAGCTGCTCAGGCAAGTCTACATTCCAGAAGGAGCTGGTGAAGGATGAGGGATACCATGCTGTCCGCACTGCAACGACCCGACCTAAGCGTATGGGAGAGGACCTATCTTCCTACTACTTCCTCAAGGATCAAAGCTTTGCTGAATGGGAGGCAAGAGGCGATCTCCTGTGTGTTGAGACCTTCCGAGGATGGCGATATGGTGTTCCTCGAGACGAACTGGTCCGATCTGCATCCAAGACGAATCGAGTCGTCATCCTCACTGTCGGAGGGGTCCTGGAGCTCCTGGCTCGACATGCTGACATTATCACGGGAGACGCTCTGTCCGTACTCTATCTCGGTGTTGATGGAGTCACCGCAGAGTCTCGTGCTTTCCGACGAGGAGATGGACGACGAGAGTACCTCCGACGAATGGCGGCCGACTCGATCGACTTCCGGCACTTCCCCAAGGAGAACGGTGTCTGGGAGTTTACGCCGGATTACATCGTGGATTGCGTCAATAATCCGCAGAACTGGAAACTGAAGCCTCGACTCAAGAAGTTGGAAAGGAAGCACTCATGAACATCATCTGGTGGACCCTGTATATTCTCGGCGCCCTTACGATCTGCATTCTCTGGACGCAGCTGATGGCCCTCATCGGTACATGGCTCAAGGCCTACCGAGAGAGCAAGGACCCTCTTACCCTGACTCGTAAGGACATCCAGTCCCTCGTGAGGATGGAAGTCGAGGCATATCTGAGTAAGGAGGACAAGTGATCAATGCGAACGGTTGTACGCAATTTGTCAAGGCAAACGCGCCGGCGATTCTCGCAGCCTCCGCGTGCATTGGGACCGTCACTACTGCCATCCTCACGGCGAAGTCTACGACGCTCGCCATTGAACGGATTGCCGATTATTGCGAAGACAACCTCCGGTCGCCGGAGGACCTCACCTGGCGGGAGAAGTTCGCAATATCTTATCGGGTGTACATTCCCCCGGCCATCGCAGGGGTTGCAACTCTGGTATCGATTGTCGCGGCAAACCGTATCCAGTATGCTCGTGGAGCGGCGTTTGCGTTGGCCTACTCAGGTTCAGAGGCGGCGTTTAGACGATATCGCGAGGCGGTGTCGGACGTGGTTAAACCGAAGGACGTACAGAAGGTTGCGGCCCGCGTTGCAGAGAAATCGGTTCAGGAGGCTGGTGCACCAAATCCCGGGACTGTCCTTGTGGCCTCATCAGGAGATGTTCTGTGCTACGATACTTTCTCGGGGAGGTATTTCAAGTCCGACATTGAAACCATTCGCCGAGTCGAGAACAACATCAACGGACAGCTTAACTCCGAGTGTTATGCTTCCCTTAACGAGTTCTACGCCGGACTTGGGCTTCCGCCAGTGTCCGCCGGTGAGCTTGTTGGATGGTCTGATCCCAACGCCCTCAGTGTGGAATTCGGGTCTCTCCTTACCGAGAAGGGTGAGCCTGTCCTAACCATCGATTTCTTGGTTGCCCCCAAGGAAAACTACTTCAAGATCAACTGAAAGGAAACCAACACATGTTCACTCACGTTATTCGCGTCCAGGGCTTCTTTGACGACGAGCCCACCACCAAGAAGCTCTACTTCAACCTCTCCCGTCGAGAGATCTTCGAGTTCATCAGTCGGTACGAGGGAGTCAAGTCCTTTGAGCAGATGCTCAAGGTGGCTACTGACAATGAGGACCGTCTCACGATGATCCGGTACATTGACGACCTCGTTGGGTCTGCCTATGGTGAGCGCCAGGGCGACCGCTTCGTCAAGAACGACGTCATCAAGGAATCCTTCCTCAACAGTCCCGAGTACGAGGCATTCTTCGAGGAGCTCATGGACAAGCCTCACGTGGTGAAGGCCTTCTACGACGGCATCATGCCCGCCAGCGTCATTAAGTCCGTCATGAACGACCCTAAGTACAAGCAGCTTGAGGAGGATGCGAAGAAGGCGGAGATCGACGCACTCTGACATATTTGGGGGCCCTGGAGAAATCTGGGGCCCCCATCTCTCTCGAAAGGAGCCACCTTGGCTAACGCACCAATTCGCCCAAATCTACCCTCGAATAGCAAGACTACCGAGCGCAAGAAGATCGAGCAGGTAACCTCTGCTCCCGCTACAAAGAAGAAGCAGAGCTTTGGAACGAAGGCCGTAGCCGCTTTCGTCGGAGAGGACATCGAGAATGTTGGCCAGTATCTACTATACGACGTTGCGATCCCAGCTATTAAGAACACTCTCTCGGACCTCGTTTCGCAAGGGGTGGAGCGTCTCCTCTTCGGAGAGTCTTCGCCTCGCTCACGCAGCGGATCTTCAGGACCCCGAGTCTCTTACGGCTCGTACTCTAGACCGGGCATGGCGCCAGGCAACAGACGAGATGCTTCTCCTCGCACCCGTCGCTACCATGATTTCTCGGAAATTGAACTTGAGTCGAGAGACGAAGCTTATCTCGTTATCGACCGACTCGGAGACCTCATCGAGGAATACGGTCTTGCCACCGTTGCAGACCTGTACGACCTGTGCGGAATCACTACCGAATACACTGACGAGAACTGGGGCTGGACTTCGGCCCGGTACATGTCGGTGATCCGTAGCCGTCGAGGCTACATGCTTCAGCTCCCGAAACCGGATCACATTAACTCACGATGAATCCACAGCAAGTGCGGATAGAGCTTATCGCCGCCTACCCATTCTCAGACAAGTGGCGTCGCCGTGTTGAACGCATGGAAGACGACCAGGCAATCGCTATCTATCTTCGACTCAAGAAAGCAGGACGTATCAAATGAATCTCGGAGTTGTTACTCGACTCGCTGGGCGCGCTGGGCTGGTTCTCAGCAAGCATGCACCCACTATCCTGACTGCCGCTGGGACCGCTGGGTTCATCGGCACCACCATTCTCGCCTCCAAGGCCACGCTGAAGGTCGAGGAGACCGTCGCTGAGGAGACAGCACTCCTCGTCAAGGTCCACGAGGCTCACGAGGCCGGCAAGCTCGACGACAAGGACGCCCTGCATGACAAGGTGATCCTCTACACTCGAATGACCACTAAGCTGGCCAAGCTTTATGCCCCCGCCCTGATCCTTGGCGCGGCGTCAATCGTATCTCTGGCTACTGGGCACGGGATCATGCTCAAGCGGAATGCCTCTCTGGCTGCTGCATATGCGGCTGTCGACCAGGCATTCAAGACTTACAAGAAGAAGATCGAGTCCAAGTTCGGTAAGGAGGCTGTGCTCGACGCGCTTGTCTCCACTCCTCAGGAGGACCTCACCAAGGATGAGATGACTCTTGAGGCTGTTACTGCTGTCGATGGTGTCTCTCCTTACGGCGTTATCTTCGATGAGGACAACGTCAACTGGTCCGCTGATGAGGACCTTGCTAAGCTGCACCTGGACTGCCAGCAGCAGTACGCGAATGATATTCTCCAGACTCGCGGACACATCTTCCTCAACGAGGTCTACAAGATGCTCGGGTTCCCCCACACTCCCGCTGGTGCCGTGACTGGCTGGGTCAAGGGCCAGGGTGACGACTTCGTCGACTTCAACATCTTCGACGGCATGTTTGAGGGTGAGGACAAGAACGGTCGCACTGTCACTAAGTGGGCCCTCGACTTCAACGTCGACGGCGTGATGTACGACAAGATCTGAGGCGCATATGCTTGATCGAGTACTCGCATTTGGAGCCGGAGTTATCGCCGGCGGAGTGGGCGTATATGTCGTACTTGCTCGCAAGTTCGAGCGAGACTTCCAGGAAGCAACAATCGAGATCAACAAGGAGCTGGCTGAAATTGCTGAGGCAAAGCACAAAGAGAAGGTGGGAGAGGGCGCTGATCCAGAGAGTAGTGAACCAGAACCTGGACCAGTGGTACAGGAGTCTGTTGTGGATTACTCTCCGAGTCCTGTGGACGATTCCGACCAGGAGGAAGTGACCAAGAGGACTCTCGATAGGCAGCACTTCGAAGCCTATCAGATCACTGAGGCAGAGTACAATGCTCCTAATGCCCAGGAGCATGTCGAGCTGACCTATTACATGGAGGATGACGTCTTCGCCGACAATCGAGGCATCCCTCTTGCGAACACCTCGTGGTTCGACAACATCATCTCGGGTGTGTCGGCATCCGACTCCATCATCTACGTCCGAAGCATGAGCCGCCACGCGGACTTTGAGATCACTCTCATTGACGAGTCTTATGAGCATTCTGTCCTCGGAGTTGAGCCCTACGAGGATGAGTAATGATCGAGGCAGCACCGGATAACTCATATTTCGAGTGGCTTGTGGATCGAACGGGGGATACTCGGCGAGCTGAGTCCCCAGAGGAATCATATCTGAGCCTGCTCGAGATCATGCACCAGACGCCGTTCAAGGTGACGATCGCGAACGACATCAACCGTGCACTGGATGGTATTGAGCTCCGTAAGGTATTCACTCGGGAGAACCCTGACGTGTCTTACGTGTGGCTGAATGAGCAGGAATGCTCTATGCTCGAGATGTTCATCGCTTTGGCCGAGCGTATGGACATGATGCTTGAGGATGACGATACACCATATTCCTTGGAATGGTACTTCTGGGAGATGGTGAAGAACTGTGGCCTCTACGACTACACGGATGAGGCATTGTTCAACCCCCGCCATGAGGAAGAGGTGGAGTCTATCCTCGAGCGGATTAATGCACGGGACTACACGAAGATGGGGCACGGATCCATGTTCCCTCTTCGCGCTATTCCCCTGCACGGCGCACGTGATATGCGGAAGGCAGAGATCTGGGCCCAGATGAATGCTTACGCAAACGAGAACTATATGTAAAGGAGACTCATGGATTTCTACCGAATCTGCGAGCGTACCACTAAAAGTGGAAAGGTGGAAATCTACCCTGAGTTCCTCGTCGGACGGTCGAGGGATATTCTCATTCAGGGGCGAGACTTCCAAGCCATATGGGATGAGGAGAAGGGGCTCTGGTCTACAGACGAGTTTGACGTCGCTACGTTTGTAGACAGGTCCCTCTTTGAGCACCAGAAGAAACTCAACGGACAGCTCGAGACCGTTGTGAAACCCCTGTCCAACTACAGTAACGGACTATGGACCAGCTTCCAGACCTGGAAGTCCAGGCTTCCCGACAATGGCCAGGAGCTTAACAGCAAGCTCATATTTGCGGATAGTAAGCCTAGAAAGGAAGACTATGCAACCGCAAGACTACCCTACTCACTGGAGGACGGCACTCCGGACGCTTGGGGAAGACTTGTTGGAGTCCTATATGATGAGGATGCTCGACGAAAGCTTGAGTGGCTCATCGGGTCCATCGTGGCTGGAGACTCTAAGAGGATTCAGAAATTTGCCGTCTTGTATGGCCCCCCGGGATCTGGAAAGTCAACCATCCTCAATATTCTGGAGCTACTCTTCCAAGGCTACACAACTACGTTCGATGCAGGAGCTCTTGGATCCAAATCAGATCAGTTCGCGACCAGTTCTCTTGCCAAGAGTTCGCTCGTGGCCATCGACCAAGATGGAGATCTATCCCGGATCGAGTCCAACGGGCTCCTCAACAGCATCGTCGCTCATGAGACCATTCTCATCAATGAGAAGGGCGTTCGACGATTTCCCAAGCGAGTTAATGCGATCTTGTTCATCGGGACTAACAAGCCTGTCAAGATCACAGACTCCAAGTCCGGTATCATCCGTCGACTTATCGACATCTCCCCTACCGGGGACAAACTGGATATCAGTGAGTATCAAACTCTCATGACCCAGATCCGGGATGAGCTCGGACAGATCGCGAATCACTGCCTTGAGGTTTACCGCAGTCTTGGTAAGCACTACTATGACGGATACCGGCCTCAGGAGATGATGATGAACACCAACGTCGTGTTCAACTTCGTTGCCGAGAACTACCTCCAGTTCAAGGAGGAGGACCAGGTAACCTTGAACATGGCGTACAAGATGTATAAGGAGTATTGCACCGAGAGTAATATCCCGTACCCAAAGAGTAAGCACCTATTCCGAGAGGAGTTTCGAGATTACTTCGACGAATTTCATGAGCGGGTTCGACAAGGAGGAAATCGGTTTCGAAGCCTGTACTCGGGGTTCAGGGCATATCTCATCGACGCCCCCGAGCTCGAACCGCAGCCTGAGGAGCCTTACTCCCTCGACCTCGACCAGGAAGAGTCCCTTCTTGACGAAGTCCTCATGGAGTGCCCGGCTCAGCAAGCAGGGCCTTCTGGAACTCCGCAATTCCGATGGGCGAACGTTCGCACTACTCTGAAGGACATCAACACTCACGAGGTCCATTACGTCAAGGTCCCTGAGAACCATATTGTCATCGACTTCGATATCAAGACAGATGGTAAAAAGGACCTGAACCGAAACCTTCAGGAAGCCTCGAAGTGGCCTCCGACCTACGCAGAGACTAGCCAGGGCGGAAACGGTATCCATCTCCACTATATTTACGATGGCGACCCTACTGAACTGGCAAGGCTCTACGACGAAGACATTGAGATCAAGGTCTTCACGGGGGACTCATCCTTGAGGAGGAAGGTTACACACTGCAACAACATCCCGGTAGCTCATATTTCGGAGGGGTTGCCACTTAAGGAGCGCAAGGTGATAAACAAAACCACCATGGCGAACGAGAAGAAGCTGAGAGACCTGATCGAGCGGAATCTACGCAAGGAGATCCATCCTGCGACGAAGCCCTCGATCGATTTCATTGCCAAGATCCTCCGAGACGCCCAGGATCAGAACATGATCTACGACGTCAAGGATCTGAAGCCGCGCATTCTCGCGTTCGCTATGAACTCGACACATCAGGCAGACGCAGCCATCAAGACTGTGATGGAGATGCCATTCACTAACGAGGATCCCGAGGTAAATGTCATCGGATTCCCGTCAGACGAGCTGGTATTCTTCGACGTTGAGGTCTTCCCGAACCTGTTCCTTGTGAACTGGAAGGTAAAGGGTAATCCGGTGGTCCATCGAATGATTAACCCAACCCCCGAGGAGATAGAGGCCCTCTGTGAGATGCGTCTTATCGGCTTCAACTGCCGGAAGTACGATAATCATATTCTCTACGCTCGTACGCTGGGCTTCAACAACGCCAAGCTGTATGACTTGAGCAAGAGGATCATTGAGAATAGCGTCACGGCCGGATTTGTTGAGGCATACAACCTGTCCTACACCGATGTGTACGACTTCGCAGCCACCAAGATGTCCCTCAAGAAGTGGGAGATCGAGCTTGGGCTGCATCACCAGGAGCTCGGGCTTCCATGGGACGAGAATGTTCCCGAGGAGCGCTGGGAAGAGGTGGCGGAGTACTGTGATAACGACGTTATCGCAACCGAGGAGGTCTTCAACCACCTCCATGCGGACTGGCAGGCCCGTCTTATGCTTGCCCAACTGTCTGGTTTGACGCCGAACGACACGACGAACAAGCACAGCCAGTTCATTATCTTCGGGAAGAACAGGAATCCCCAGGATGAATTCGTATACACCGATCTCAGTGAGCAATTTCCTGGCTATCAGTACTCTTTCGGTAAGTCTACCTACCGCGGCGAAGAAGTTGGCGAAGGCGGGTACGTCTACGCCGAGGAAGGGATCTATGTCGACGTCGCCCTTCTCGACGTTGCGAGCATGCATCCAACGTCAATCGAGTGTCTCAACCTCTTCGGAGACCGATACACTCAGCGTTTCAGCGAGATCAAGCAAGCCCGAGTAGCAATTAAGCACCACGATGACGAATCTGCCCGAGCACTGCTCGATGGGGCTCTGGCCCCCTTCTTGGAGGAAGGCGTCGATTACGAAGCCCTGGCCTTTGCACTCAAGATCGTCATCAACTCCGTGTACGGCCTCACTGCGGCGAAGTTTGCCAATCCGTTTAAGGACCCGCGGAACGTGGACAATATTGTTGCGAAGAGAGGCGCGCTATTCATGGTAGACCTCAAGCACTTTGTCCAGGAGCAGGGCTTCGACGTTGCGCACATCAAGACCGACTCGATCAAGATCCCGAGGGCCACTCCCGAGATCATCGAGAAGGTCATGGAGTTCGGCAAGAAGTACGGCTACACCTTCGAGCATGAGGCCACTTACGACCGTATGTGCCTCGTGAACAAGGCCGTCTATGTCGACTACTGTGACGGACACTGGAGTGCTACTGGCGCCCAGTTCCAGCACCCCTACGTCTTCAAGGAGCTCTTCTCGAAGGAGGAGCTCGATATCAAGGACGTGGCGGAAACCAAGAGCGTTACCACTGCTCTGTACCTCAACAACGGCACAGAAGAGAACCCTGAGATGGAGTTCGTCGGTAAGACCGGCGCCTTCGTCCCCGTGAACCGTGGAGGCGGGATCCTTCTCCGCGAGAAAGATGGCAACTACCATGCCGCATCAGGCAGTACCGGTTACAGGTGGGTACAGTTCGAAGCGTTCAAGAATGCGCACCCTGAAGACTGGAAAGAGTGGGTCGACTGGGGATACTTCGAGGGTCTTGCAGACACTGCGAAGGCTGCGGTCGGAGAGTATGGCGACTTCGAGGCCTTCACCCTTGGAGCTTGAGCCTTACGATTGGAGTCTTGGGACTGATGGCTGAGTACGTGAACCGCTGGGATCCATATTCTGAGCTCTCGATCGAGAAGGACAGGGATCCGGTTCTGGATGATCACCTCATCTATGGGACCAACGTCGAGCACTACACCTTGACGGTATATTCACCCGAAGGTCGAGTCAGTAAGTACTGGAACGCTCGGATCCTCAAGGATGACTTGGGTAGGTGTCGAATTGCCTGCCCTCGAGAGGGAAAGATTCTGTGCTTCTCCTGGTTCGACTGGGATGCGCACATGTTCACTCATGATGGCATGAATGAGCTTGTGTTCGCACCCAAGTTGAACTCCAGGAGTCCTCAATCCCTATGGAGCAAGAAGGAGGTGAAGTGATATGTGTGGACGTTGGCGCTGGGTACATCTGTACGGTGGTCTCTGGTACCACATGTGGGTGCAGGATGCAGGCTGCGGTCGAGTCAACTGGACCTGATTATATTTCGAACAACTAGTAGGAAACTCATGCTCTGGAACCGTATTCGCTGGTACTACTACGAGCGACTGTTCATGGGGTACAACCCCCACTACTGTCCGTTCAACACCATCTGTCAGTGATAGGAGTCTGATATGCAATGTGGACACTGGGTCTGGAAGTTCTCGTTCTGGGACATGCGCTGGCATGCCTGGTGGATTCAAAGTACCTGCAGTGGTTGGCATAGCTACACCTGAGTCCTGATCTGACAAATCCCCCGGGTCTGTAAAAGGGCCCGGGGGACGCGTCAAGAACGAGGGTTAATATGAGACCCCTCTACTCGAAAGGAAGACTCATGCTACCCGTTGCAAAGACCGTCATCACCGGAATCACTTCTCTTGGTGCTGGTATGATTGCCAGTAGCCTCTTCGGCCCATTCTACAAGAACGCAAATGGAATCCAAAAGATTCTGCTTTGGTTCGGTGGATTGGGTCTTGGAGTTGCTGCTAGTAACATCGTCCAGCGCGAAGTTGGAAAGACCTTCGATGAGACAGTCGACGCTGTCAAGGAAGCACGAAACCACATCGAGATCGAAGATTGATCTCAAACCCTATATCCCGTAACAAGGGATATAGGTCTTTCTCAGAAAGGAGCACAAATGGGAAAGCTTGTACCACATGAGGATTGTCTGACGATCGAAGGCGAGTTCCTCAGCCTTAAGGACTGCTTCGAGGCATTCCGCCGGAGCATTGAGTATGCAGAGTCAAGCGTTCACGAGGACGTACTGATTATCTGCAACTCCATCGATATTATCGAGCACCAGTACTCGAATGGGAACAGCGTGCTTGTGACGTATGACGGTGTTCACAAGGTAATGATCATGCGGATCTTCATCAACGAAGGGGATCAGGTGATCAAACCCATCTACATCTACAACCACCGGGAGTACCAGATCGCTTGCAACTTCATGCGGCAGGTCCTTTCGGCGAACCTCGAGCTTAAGGAGGAGTGGCTCGTATGACTCAGCCTCGGCGGAATATTATCCACAAATTTTACTAAGGAGCCACCATGGGAAAGAATAAGCCTAGCGCAGTCGACGGATTCGATCTGAACGGTAACGTTATCGAGGAGGCGAATGAGTTCGACGGAGTCCTCATCGAGGAGTGGGTGAACCAGCGAAGCCCGCTCAAGCCCTCATGGGTTGGTCGATACAGCGACCAGATGCACTTCGATCTCAAGGACGGAACGGAGGTCAGCTTCTACAAGCGACCTGATATTGTCTACGGCGACATCCTCTTCGCTGAAGGTATTCGCACCATCCTCTTCAAGTGCCGGCAGAAGAAGAACCTCACACGGTTCATCAGCCGAGTACTCAAGCTGGCCGAGATGGGCCCGTCATCCGTTCACCCTGACCTCCGAGCCTGATATTTTAAGGAGCACACCATGGCACGACCGAACAACATCACTATCGAGAACGCCCGCCTTTTCTTCAAGGACTTCTCCGCTGCTGGTCCATTCGCCGGTGGTACAAAGCGCACCTTCTGTGTTGAGATCCCGGAGGAAATGGTCACTGACCTTCAGCGAGACGGATGGAACGTCAAGTCCCGGGAGTCTCGGAATGACCCGGATGCTGTGACCTGGTATCTCAAGGTGGAGGCCTCTTACCGAGCCCGTCCGCCAAAGGTGGTCTGCATCCCCAACATTACTCGTCGGAAGGTCTTCCTCAACGAGCAGACGATTGACTCGCTGGACTACGTCGAGATCCTGAACGTGGATCTAACAATCAACCCCTATGTCTGGGAGGCGAACGGCAACACCGGCGTCAAGGCATATTTGGGTACCATGTATGTCACGATCGCCGAGGACCCGCTCGACGCCAAGTACGCTGACGGTGAGGAGGCTGCCTGATATGCGACGCTACGGATTCTTCAACTTACTTCTTGACATCACTCTGACTTGTGTGACGGGAGGATTCTGGCTCATCTGGATCTTCATCCGAGAGATGCGCCGAGGCTGATTTTATACCCCCGGGGTCTGTAAAAGGGCCCCGGGGTTCGCCAACTAGAAAGGACACACAATGGCGAATCGACTGATTGTTACTGCTGATGATATTCGTAAGGCCGTTGAGGAGGCCGATGCTGCTGAGGCAAAGGCTCTTGCTATGGCTCGAGCGAAGGATCGGGCAGAGGGAAAGACCCCTCGTACGGAGCTGTACCCCGATCGACCCAAGATCTCTGGTAAGGATATCGTCCTGGCCTTCATCAAGCACCCCCAGCGACGTGAGCTCCGCGCCCATGTCAAGGTGATGCCTCGTAGCTCTGCTGGTAGCGGCAACGGCTACAACTTCCTCATCAGTATCCCCATGGTTCGTAACCGAGAGCTCGCAGATGATTTCGCTGAGCAATTCGCCCGGTTCATGGACTACCTCCTCGATGAGTACGATATTCCCAAGCGACAGCGAAAGGCGTCAAACAAGTGAGCGACTGGAAGATTACCAAGGGCCCCATCCCTATCGACGAGCTCCAGGCCTATATTCAGGACCTGAGCGACATCCGTAACAAGGAGGACTTTCCGAAGCTTCGGTTCCGGGAGGAGACTCTGATTATCACGGACATCCTCTGCAAGTTCAAGGGCAAGCACCGCATGGTTACCGTTGACTCGAAGGGGCGAAAGAAGCTGTTCGATATTTCGGACCCCTTCTACAGTGATGGTACTGTCCTCTACTTCGCCGATGAGTTCGTTGAGCTCGGCTGGAAGGAATACTACAGCCACTGGACCAAGCTCGACAGCTACCGTCCTGACCCCATCGAGTGGTGCGGAGAGAACTACATCGTCTACTCCATTACCAAGGTGACTGGCGAGGACGGTATTTATGTCGTTATCGGCCGCAAGCCAAATGAGCGGGTCACTGTCAAGTTTGATGATGACACAACAATCATTCGAGACGCTAAAGCTCTTGGGCAGAAGCACAGGTGGACGGTTCTCCAGGCCAAGATGGTCATGGACGCAAGGAAGTGGGACTGACATGGAACTGAATACAGAAGGATTCTACAAGAAGCCCCTGGTTCTCTCTGGGTTTAAGTTCCTGTCTCATATCATTGAGACTCGTAAGTGCGGGAACCGAATGCCTGTATATTTCCCGAACCGGGGCGCCATCGATGTTATTGACTACCGATTGAACCCAAATGACCGATTCGATTACTCCGTACTGTTCCTTGCCCCGCTGGGTAAAGACGACGTCTGGGTTGAGGACATTGAGGAGTGGGAATTCGTTCAGTACAGCCACAATACACAGTGGACTGCAATTAAGATCGAGACAGAAGAGGAAGATGATATGACACCCCTTGTCACTGAAACTATCCCTGCCAGGACATATTTCAAGATGCTCCTGAACTCGATCTATGGTAAGAACTACTTCTGCGTCATGATTGAGGGCGGAAACGGAAACTTCTACGAGGCGACTGGTGTCGAGGTCAAGGACAACAACGCCCAGGTTCTTGCCGCTCCGAATGATGATGGAGTCGAGAAGATTATCTTCACCAATATCGACACCCTCGAGTTCGAGTACACTACAACCCCCGATGGAAAGCGGGGGTACTACCGTCATATTCGAAAGGGAAACCCCATGCCTGAGACAGAACTCGCCCCTATCGACTTCCAGGACTTCTACATCAAGGAGACCTTTGACAACCTCAAGGAGACGGTCGTTCTGTACGATGAGCAGTTCTATACTGTTCTGGGTATGAGGACAAACCTTGCGAAGCCCGGTAACTACAGCCTCTACCTCATGCGATGGACATATGACTGCATCCGCAAGGTTGAGATTGCCCCGAACCAGAAGTTCATCTACCAGAAGAACTCCAACTCCTGGCTTGTGGATCCGGTTGAGGCGCTGTACACCGACTTCACCGACATCAAGGACCAGCTCCGTGCTGAGGGAGTCAAGAAGGTTATTGTTGCTGGGGTTGAGAAGGAGCTGAAGCGAGTCTCTGAGATCTCCTCCGGTCTTCTCCACCTGGTATTCGCTTATGACGGCGAACTCGAGCACTTCTACTCAACGAAGAACACCCGTCTTCGGGTTCGTGAGGGTAAGATTGCTACTGAGTATCTCCTTGACCACGTCAAGAGGATGCACGTGTGACTGAGGAGTGGTTCGATGCCCCCGCCGCTTACGAAGGATACCAGGTCTCGACTCGGGGCCGCATTCGTCATGGCGGGACTCAGCAGATCAAGAAGCTCACATACGACCACCGCGGAACGCCCCGTGTGAATCTGTTCTGTGATGGCCAGAGCTCCTCTTGTAGGGCGCACCACGTAGTATGGTACACGTTCTTCGGAGCGATCCCATACAAGCACTACGTCGTCCCAAAGGACGGCGATTGGGAGAACATCGCCCCTGACAATCTCGAGTGTATTTCCATTCGGGAGTACCGACAGAAGCAGTGGGCTGAGTACAACGACGCCATGGACCGCATATTTGCGGAGGTGGAGGAGGAACTCGGATAGAATGACAGTTGAGTATCGCCCGGAGCAGATTCAGGCGGTGCGTCAACTCCAGAACGGCAGCATCTTGGCTGGCGGTGTTGGTTCAGGGAAGACCCTAACAAGCCTGGCGTGGTATCTCACGTCGGTTTGTAACGCCGCCTCGTTCAAGAAAGGGGGGTCCTTGGCGAAGAGAGTAGTCAAGGGCTCCCCTACGCTGTACGTCATCACAACCGCTAAGAAGCGGGACTCCCTTGAGTGGGAGGAAGAAGCTGCGCGTCTCGGTCTGAGTACAGATCCTGATTGTTCTTTCACTGGTTCGAGAATTGTCGTGGACTCGTGGAACAACATCGGGAAGTACTCGGACCGGGAACACGCGGTATTCTTTTTTGACGAGCAGCGTGCTTCTGGTAGTGGGCGCTGGGTCAAGGAGTTCCTCAAGATAACTAAGAAGAACACCTGGATCATGCTCTCAGCAACCCCTGGAGATGTCTGGTTGGACTATCTCCCGGTATTCATGGCGCATGGCTTCTACAGGACTCGTACGGAGTTCTTGGATGACCACGTCATATTTGACAGATTCGCAAAATACCCCAAGGTCAAGAAATACGTGGGGGAGGCGAAGCTGCAGCGACTGCGCCGGAGTATCCTTGTTGAGATGCCGGTGGAGCGTCATACGACTCGGGTGAGGAAACGTATCCCGTGTGAGTATGACAGAGAGCTTTACAAGCGCGTCGTCAAGACTCGTATGGATCCTTGGACGAATGAACCCCTTAGAGACGCAGGTGGGGTCTGCAGAACCCTACGAAAGGTAGTGAGTGACAATGACTGGCGTTCAGACAAAGCCCTCCGCTTTCTCGCAAGCCATGAGAGAGTTATCGTATTCTACAATTACGACTATGAACTCGAGCGAATACTTGCAGTTGCAGCTCGGCTTGGACTGCCTACGGCGCAATGGAATGGACATAGGCACGATGCTTTACCAGGAGGAGACCGATGGATCTATATCTGTCAGTACACCTCGGCAGCAGAGGGATGGAACTGTACTAGTACCGATACGGTTCTCTTCTGGTCCTACAACTATTCCTGGCGAGTCACCGAGCAGTGTGAAGGGCGGATCGACCGACTGAATACGCCTTACAGGGAGTTGAAATACTACTTTCTTGAGAGTGATTCTTCGATCGATGAGGCTGTGAAACGTTCGCTGAGGGCGAAAAAGGTCTTCAATGAGAGGGCTTTTCGGGCCTAAAAGAGTGTTTCAGTTTTGGCCCACTTTTGGCCCACTGGCCCATTTTGCTGTTACAGATGTGACTTCTGTGACTCGCTCGGGTTAGTGGGCCAAAAAAATGGGCCAGTGGGCCACTTTTTTTTCAGTTTTGGCCCACCCCAAAACGTTGCAATTCCAACGAAAAGTCGGTGTGTGGGCCAAAGGGCCATTATATTATACATATTGATTGATTGATTGATATTTTTAATATATATAGAGAAAAGAAAAAAGTGGGCTTTTGGCCCCCCACCCCTTCTCAAGCCTACCACTAGTGTCCCTGCCCCATGTCGCGAACTCGGCATATAATGAATAGAAGGAATAAATAAAGCTTATCCCTTCTTATAGGCTTACCCAGAGGAGCACAACTATGCGTGAGTCTCAGTTTCAAGCTCAGCTGATTAAGAAGCTGGGTAAGATGCTACCTGGATGCATTGTTCTTAAGAACGACCCCAACTACATTCAAGGGATCCCCGATCTCATTATCCTCCACAAGGATAAGTGGGCGGCCCTTGAAGTCAAGCGAGGCGAGTATGCCTCAGTCCGTCCGAATCAAGCACACTATGTTCGGACCATGCACGCAATGTCGTATGCAGCATTCATCTACCCCGAGAATGAGAGCGAGATTCTAGATGAACTTCAACGATCACTCTGCGCTTAGTGGCGCCCATGCTTTTCTCTCCGCCAGTAAGTATCACTGGCTCAACTACTCACCCGAGAAGTTGATCGAGTCTTTCCGGACATCCCAGGCCGCAGCAAAAGGCACCCGTCTTCACGAGCTCGCAGCAGAGCACATTCGTCTGAAGATGCGCATGCCCCGAAACAAGGTGACATTCAACAACTATGTTAACGATGCTATTGGGTTTCGGATGGAGCCGGAGCAAGTCCTGTTTTACTCGGTCAACTGCTTTGGCACTGCTGACGCTATCTCCTTTGACAAGGGGCTACTTCGCATCCACGATCTGAAGACCGGAGTTACTCCCGCCAAGATCGATCAGCTCATGATCTATGCCGCCCTATTCTGCCTTGAGTACGATATTCGGCCCGGCGAGATCAACTACGAGCTTCGGATCTACCAGAATGATGATATTCTCATTGCAAACCCCGAGGGTGATGAAATCTCCCCCATCATGGGTACCATCATCAGCTTCGACAAGATAATCGAGAAGATTAAGGAGGAGGAAGCCTAATATGACGGATTTGGCCCACTACGGCGTAAAGCGCAAGAGCGGCCGTTATCCCTGGGGCTCTGGAAAAGACCCCCATCAGCATTCAGGCGACCTTCTGTCGACTATCAAAGACCTCAAGGCCAAGGGACTCAGCGAGACTGAGATCGCCAAGGGCCTTGGAATGACCACCACCCAGCTTCGAGCTCAGAAGTCCATTGCTAAGAACGAGAAGCGTAAGGCTGACGTTGCAATGGTGGCCCGTTTGAAGGAGAAGGGGATGTCTAACACGGCTATTGGCCGTCGAATGGGCATCAACGAGTCCTCCGTCCGAGCTCTTTTAGACCCCACCCTCAAAGAAAGGGCGGGGAGTACTGAAGCTCTGGCCAAACAGCTCAAGAAAGAGGTTGGCAAGGACGGTCTGGTAGACGTCGGACTCGGTGTTGAGGTCAATATGGGTGTTACAAGCACCAAAATGAAGACCGCAACCGCCATGCTCGAGGCTGAGGGCTACCACGTCCACAAGGTGAAGGTTACTCAGCAGACAACCGGCAAGCAGACTGAGATGAAGGTTCTGGTTCCTCCGGGAATGGACTACAAGACGGTTCTTGCTAAGCGGGGCGAGATTAAAGCCCCCGGTGTCAATATTGAGGACGGGGGTCGTACCGTCTACGGCATCGAGAAGCCCACCGCTGTTTCAAGCAAGCGGGTCAAGGTTCGCTATGGACCTGAGGGTGGTGCCGATATGGACGGCGTAATCGAGGTCAGACGAGGAGTCAAAGACCTGTCCCTCGGTGCATCCAACTATGCCCAGGTTCGCATCTCCGTTGATGGGACGCACTACCTCAAGGGTATGGCGATGTACTCGGATGACATTCCTAAGGGATATGATCTCCGGTTCAACACTAACAAGAAGCCCACTGGGAATAAGCTGGACGCTCTCAAGCCACAGACTGGAGATCCTGCAAACCCATTCGGTTCCGTCATCCGCAAGCAGCTTCACTATACCGACAAGAACGGTAAGAAGAAGCTGTCAGCAATGAACATCGTCAATGACGAAGGAACATGGGGTGATTGGTCCAAGACCTTGAGCTCCCAGTTCCTTTCAAAGCAGCCCGTCTCTCTTGCCAAGCAACAGCTGCAGAAGGTTCGTGACAAGCGCCGTGCTGAGTTTGAAGAGATCATGGCTCTCACAAATCCCTCCGTCAAGAAGAAGCTACTGCAGTCTTTCGCAGACTCAGTAGACTCTGACGCTGTGGATCTTAAGGCCGCATCCCTTCCAAGGCAGGCAAGCCAAGTCATTCTCCCTGTACCTAAGATGAAGACTACGGAGGTTTACGCCCCCAACTTCAAACATGGGGAGAAGGTTGTTCTGGTTCGCCATCCTCATGGTGGACGCTTCGAGATTCCTGAATTGACCGTCAACAATAAAAACCCCCATGCCAGAAAAGTAATAGGGACTAAGGTTAAGGACGCAATCGGAATCCACCCCAAGGTTGCAGAGCGTCTGTCTGGGGCAGACTTCGACGGTGACTCTGTCCTTTGTATCCCGAACAATAGTGGTAAGGTCAAGACTTCCCCGGCTCTTAAAGGGCTGAAGGACTTTGATCCTAAAGCTACATACCCTGGGTATGAAGGAATGCCTAAGATGTCAGACAAGAACAAGCAGCTTAAGATGGGTGAGGTATCGAATCTGATTACCGACATGACCATCAAAGGCGCCACTCAGTCTGAGATTGCCCGGGCAGTTCGACACTCCATGGTTGTAATTGATGCACAGAAACACCATCTGAATTACAAGCAGTCGGAGCTTGACAACGGAATCCCAGCCCTCAAGAAGAAGTACCAGGGCAAATCAAATGGTGGGGCATCCACTCTGATTTCCCGTGCTGGTTCTACTGCCTACCTTCCTGATCGAAAAGCCCGGTCCGCTTCAAAGGGTGGGCCTATCGATAAGAAGACAGGCCGCAAGGTTTGGGAAGAAACGGGGAAGACCTATAAGAAACCCATCTTCGATGAAGACGGGGAGACTATTAAAGGTTGGAAGACAGAGAAGAGTATTGTTAAATCCAAGAAGCTGGCCGAGACTCATGATGCATTCTCCCTGGTTTCTAAGGATGGCAGTACAATTGAGACGGTGTATGCTAATCATTCCAATGAGCTGAAGGCCATGGCCAATGAAGCAAGGAAGGCTACACTAACTATCCCCTCCGTCAGAAAAAAACCCCAGGCCTCCAAGACTTATGCCCCTGAGGTTAAGTCCCTCAAGTCAAAAGTTAACGAGGCACTCCGGAACAAACCCCGAGAACGCCAGGCTCAGGTCCTGGCCGACGCCGTTGTTAGGGCTCAGAAGCAAGCTGATCCAACATTGGCCAAGGATAAAGAGCGCCTATCAAAGGCACGCCGCCAGGCTTTAGCCGAGGCCCGTTCAAGAACAGGGGCTGGTAAGAAGCCTTTCATGATCACACCTCAAGAGTGGAGAGCAATCCAAGAGGGTGCAATCTCACAGGCTGCCTTGAACAAGGTTCTTGAATTGGCTGATGAATCAGTGGTGAGAGAGCTGGCCACACCAAGGGCTCAGCCTAAGCTATCGTCCAGCATGGTGTCCAGAGCTAAGGCTATGAGTAGCAGGGGCAAGACTGCTTCTGAAATTGCTGAAGCTTTGGGAATCTCAACATCATCAGTACACCGTGCTCTAGAGGTAGGGTAGCCCACACCATGGTATACCACTACTCACAGGGCCTCTACATAGGAGGTCTATCATGGCTAGGATGCTAAGCACAGTAGACAATCCTTACGATCCAAGAACTTCTTGGGACGAATGGTTTGCTTACGACACCACCCATGGGTACCACACCTGTGGGCTGGTGGCTAGGCTGTGCACATCGACAGATTCTTTGACTGAAAATCTTGAAGTTGAAGAAATTGAGAAAACAATTGATCGAATCCTTCAAATGGATGGAACAAACTTCTATCAAACGTTTGAAGTTGAAGATTAATTTGTTTTCTTGAGCCTTGATGGGGGGAGGGGGAGTCGCCTAAATGACCCCCCGCCCTCATCGTCGCGCCCTCCATATTTTCCCCGGAGGGATATTTGGAAAGCCAATTGGGGTCTAGGTTCTAGGGCTCACAGGAAGTTTTTGTGTGCTCCTTTCTTCCTGCTGGTCTCGCTCACATCGGGCCCTAGAATCTAGTCCTCAATTGGCCCCAAACGCCCTCTATCTAAGGAGCAACTATGGGTAAAAGGGCCTCAATCCCCTCGAAACCCGCTCGAACTGTGGAGCAACGCGAGGCGCAGATGATCAATCTGGCCCTTGAGCTTGCCGAGAAGCAGCTTCGGGAGGGAACAGCACCGGCAACAACGGTGAACCACTACCTCAAGCTCGCCTCCACAAGAGAACAGCTCGAGGTTGAGAAGCTGAGAAACGAAACCGCACTACTCGAAGCGAAGAAGACGGCACTCGTGAGTGCCGAGCAAGCTGAGAAGATTGCCAAAGAAGCGATCGAAGCCTTCCGTACATACTCTGGAGCGGGAGATGTTACGGACGTACTCTGATCTGATACGACTACCAACGTTCGAAGAGCGATTCGACTATCTGTCACTCGATGGGCAGATCGGAACAGCTACGTTTGGCTTCGATAGATACCTGAACCAAAGATTCTACTCCTCAACAGAGTGGAAGAAGGTCAGGAACTTTGTTCTGGCTCGGGATGAAGCCTGTGATCTCGGAATCGAAGGCCTGGACATCAAGTATATGCCGCTGATTCACCACATGAACCCAATCCAGCCCAAAGATCTCGAGGAATTCAATCCAGACATCCTTGAGCCAGAGTTTCTCATCACGACAACCAAGAATACCCACAACGCGATACACTTCGGAGACCGATCGAGGTTGACACCACGAGTTGTTGAGCGTCAGCCGAATGATCAAGCTCCCTGGAGGATCTAATGGGAACGATTCTTGAAGACGTAAAGAAGGCGCTCGGTATTGTTCCGGGATATGATGCCTTCGATGACCAGATCCTGATGTACATCAACTCCGCACGGATGGATCTCGCACAATTGGGGCCAAAATGCCTCGGGATCATCGAGAAGGAATCTCAGTGGTCCGTCTTTCCGGACGTTAACGATGAAGCGGCCATCAAGTCGTACATCTCGCTCAAGGTCCGGCTCATGTTCGACCCGCCAGGAAACTCCTTCTTGGTCACGGCATACCAGAAGCTGATCGAGGAGGCAGCATGGAGACTGATCTACCAGACGGAGGGGAAGTCCTAGCCCATCATGGCGTAAAAGGCATGCGGTGGGGCGTCATTCGAAAGAAGGCCTCCGCTGGGCGTGCTGCCACAGCCAAGGCTCTACGAAAGGCTGGACGTGGAACAGTCAAAACCGTCTCGGGAACAGTCAGCGCCACTCGACGCGGCGTCAAGACTGTCCAGAAGGCCCATGAACGCCACCAAGAGCGAACCATTGCCAGAACTCAGCGCAAGGCTGAGATCAAGGCCCGAAAGAAGTTCGCCAAGAAGGGCTACCGAAAGATCAGCGACACCGAACTCCAGTCTCGAATTAAGCGGCTGGAGCAAGAGAAACGCTATCGGGAGCTCAAGGCCGATCGCCACCTTATTCGAGGTCGTGAGGTCACTCGACAGATCCTCGAAGGGTCTATCACTAAGGCAGGGACATACGCCGGAAACAAGCTGATGCGTTCTGCCTTCGATAGCGCCTTTGAGCAAGCAACTGGTCAGAAGGCCGAAAAGGGCGGTCTTGGTGAGAAGGTGAAGAAGGCCGCAGAGAAGGCTCGTGAGGGCGCCGAAGAGGCGATGGCAGCAGCCAATGAGATGAAGACGGAGTCTCGGTCTGAGGCTAAGGCTCTCATCGAGAAGTCTCGAAACAAGAAGGTTCCGAAGCAGATCGAGAAGCCTAAGTCATACAAGCAGACAAAGCCCTCGCCGAAGCCTAAGCGCCGCCCTCGTAATCCGGGGAGTCCGTTGAAGTAATGCTCTCGAACACCGCAGTACCAAAATACTACGGACAGTTCCGGGACGCAGTCATCCGAGGCGAGATTCCAGTATGTGAAGAGATCTCTTGTGAGATGAACAGGATTGACGCATTAGTTGCCAATCCTGAGTACTACTACGACGACCAAGCCGTAGAAGGATTCATCGCATACTGTGAGAACGAGCTTACGCTGTCCGACGGGGCCGACCTCCATCTACTCGACAGCTTCAAGCTCTGGGCCGAACAGCTACTTGGCTGGTACTACTTCGAGGATCGTCAGGTCTTCGTCCCTTACGAGGACGGAGTCGGCGGTCGATACGAGACCAAAACAGTAAAGAAGCGCCTTACGATCAAGCAGTATCTGATCGTTGCTCGTGGAGCAGCGAAGTCGATGTATATGTCTCTCATCCAGAACTACTTCATGGTGATTGACACTACAACGACGCATCAGATCGCTACGGCTCCGACCATGAAGCAGGCAGAAGAGGTGATGGGCCCATTCCGGACCGCCATCACCCGGGCTCGAGGTCCGCTGTACAAGTTCCTCACCGAGGGATCCCTTCAAAATACAACTGGCGCGAGGGCTAACCGTCAAAAGCTGGTTGCAACTAAGAAGGGCGTTGAAAACTTCCTGACGGGCTCCCTGCTTGAAGTCCGCCCCATGTCAATCGATAAGCTCCAGGGCCTGCGCCCGAAGGTTTGCACAGTTGACGAATGGCTCTCGGGAGACATTCGAGAAGACGTGGTTGGTGCGCTCGAGCAGGGAGCCTCGAAGGTTGACGATCCGGTCATTCTGGCCGTCTCCTCCGAGGGAACCATCCGCAACGCGGTGGGTGACACCATGAAGATGGAGTTGCTCAAAATCCTGAAGGGCGAATACATCGCCCCTCACATCTCAATCTTCTACTACCGACTTGACGACATCAAGGAAGTAGCAGATCCTGCTATGTGGGTGAAAGCCCAACCGAACATCGGTATCACTGTGTCCTATGATCGGTACCAGCAGGACTTCGAGCGAATGGAACAAGCCCCTGCTGCTCGAAACGACATCCTCGCCAAGAGGTTCGGAATCCCTATGGAGGGGTACACCTACTTCTTCACCTACGAGGAGACAATCCCGCACAGGAAGAATACATTCTGGAACATGCAGTGCGCCATGGGCGCCGACTTGTCTCAGGGCGATGACTTCTGTGCGTTCACCTTCTTGTTCCCGCTCCGTAACCAAGCGTTCGGAGTAAAGACTCTGGCATACATCTCTGAGTTGACTCTCATGAAGTTACCCGGAGCACTACGTCAAAAGTACGACCAGTTCATCCAAGAAGGAACTCTCCGAGTCATGGAGGGAACTGTCTTGGACATGATGGAAGTATACGAGGATCTGGATCAGCATATCGATGAACAGAAGTACGATGTCTCGGCATTCGGGTTCGACCCGTACAATGCTAAGGAATTCGTGACTCGATGGGAACAGGAGAACGGACCGTATGGTATTGAGAAGGTGATTCAGGGAGCCCGAACTGAATCGGTCCCCCTAGGTGAGCTAAAGAAGCTGGCCGCAGAACGCCTCCTCATCTTCGACCAGGAACTCATGTCGTTTACCATGGGTAACTGTGTCACTCTCGAGGATACCAACGGAAACCGGAAGCTGCTGAAGAAACGCTCGGAAGAGAAGATCGACTCAGTGGCTGCTCTGATGGATGCCTTCGTGGCATACAAGATCAACAAGGAGGCATTCGAATGAGCGAGGAGGTGAAATGGGTCTTAGTGATCGATTGAGCCACGCCTGGAATGCATTTACAAGGTCGCCAGACAAGAAGAACTTCACTCCGGAATACGGATCGTGGACCTTCGGGAATCCGAACCTGAATTACCGTCCTGTTGTCGGTGATCAGACCATCGTCACTAGCATCTACAACCAGATCGCTATCGATGTCTCTAATGTTCCGATCCGCCATGTCAAGACTGACGAGAATGGCAATCTCAAGAGCTACTATCGCAGTTACCTTGATGAGTGCCTGTCTCTCAGCGCCAACATTGACCAGACCGGACAGGGATTCTTTCAGGATCTCGTCCTGACTCTGTTCGAGGAAGGTGCGGTGGCCATCGTCCCTGTCGATACGGACGTGAGTCCGGACATGACTCAGGGATATGATGTAAAGTCGATGCGTGTCGGTACTATTCTCAACTGGTACCCACGGCACGTCCGGGTGGAAGTATACAACGACCAAACTGGACAGCGAGAACAGCTCACTCTCGAGAAGGACTTCGTGGCTGTTGTGCAGAATCCTCTGTACAGCGTTATGAATGCTCCTAGTTCTACGTTGCAGCGACTGACTCAGAAGCTGCATCTGCTCGACGCTATCGATAAGCAGTCTGGATCCGGAAAGCTGGACATCATCATTCAGCTTCCCTACGCCGTTAAGACTGAACTGAAGAAGCAGCAGGCAGAAGCCAGGCGAAAGACGATTGAGGAACAGCTCGCAGGGTCTCAGTATGGTATTGCGTACACCGATGGTGCAGAGCGAATCACTCAGCTGAACCGACCGTCCGAGAACAACCTCATGAGCCAGATCCAGTGGCTCACGACTCAGCTGTACAACCAGCTCGGAATGACGGAAGACGTCTTCAATGGCAAGGCTGACGCTCGTCAGATGCTGAACTATCAGAACCGCACGGTTCGCCCAGTTCTGAAGGCGATCACTGATGCCCTCACCCGGACATTCCTCACGAAGACTGCCCGAACGCAGAAGCAGCGGATCATGGCGATCGAGGATCCATTCCTCAACGTCCCGCTCGAGGAGATGTCCACGCTGGTCGACTCCGTCAAGCGTAATGAGATCGGCACAGCCAATGAGCTTCGCCCGAAGTTCGGCTGGCCTCAGTCTGACGAAGAAACGGCAGACCAGTTGGTGAACTCCAACATCAACCCGGCAACCGAGATGGAACCGACAGGCGAAGCGCCTATCGAGGAAGTCCCAGCTGCCGACGTACCAATTTCCGAACTGATGGAGAGTAGTCAAAATGGCAGTTAAATGCGACTTCTCCGGCTACGCCACCAAGAATGATGTTCGGTGCTCGGATAACAAGATCATCCGACATGGCGCATTTGCGGCGTATGACGGGAAGACCGTACCTCTGGTCTGGCAGCACAAGCACGGAGACGTCGAGAACGTCCTCGGCCATGCCGACCTCGAGGTCCGTGAGGATGGGGTTTACGCCTACGCCCATCTGAACAACACAGACCGTGGGCGGACTGCTCGAGAGATGGTCCGAAACGGTGACGTAAAGGCGATGAGCATCTACGCTACTCACGTTCGTGCTAAGGGCAATGATGTTGTCCACGGCGAGCTCGTCGAGGTGAGCCTGGTGCTTCGTGGCGCCAACCCTGGCGCTCTCATTGACCAAGTCTCCATCGAGCATGGTGACGACGGGGAGGAGATTGCGGCTGTGATCTACACTGACGAGGATCTCGACTTCGTTTCTCACGGCGATGAGGATGAGGACTTCGAAGCGGAGGAGACGGAAGACGTCGAGCACGCCGAGGAGGAGCCTGAGGCAGATGCTGAGGGCGACGAGGACGACCCCACTCTCGGGGAGATCTTCGACGGAATGACCGAAGAGCAGAAGACGGCGGTTTATGCCATCGTCGGACAGCTGGTTGATTCCGTAGATGAGGAGGCGGAGGAGTCCGAGACCGAAGAGGTCGAAGACACCGCCCATTCCGACACTACTACTGAGGAAGACGACTTGGCTCACAAGAATGTGTTCGAGGGCTCCGCTGACACCGAGGAGCTCCCTGTCCTTACCCACGCTCAGGTTGAGACCATCTTCGAAGACGCCCGTTCTGGCGGCTCTCTGAAGCAGGCCATCCTGGCTCACGCTGACGCCTATGGTATCAAGCAGATCGAGACCCTCTTCCCTGAGGCGAAGGATCTGTGGAATACCCCGGAATTCATCAAGCGTAAGACCGATTGGGTCAACGCTGTTGTCGGGGGCGCCAAGCACTCGCCCTTCTCCCGGATTCGCACCCGCTTCGCTGACATTACTGCCGACGAGGCCCGTGCCAAGGGTTACATCAAGGGCAATAAGAAGGAAGACGAGGTCTTCACGTTGCTGCAGCGTGTCACCTCGCCGACCACCATCTACAAGAAGCAGCGTCTGGACCGTGACGACATCCTGGACATCACCGACTTCGACGTCGTGTCCTGGATCCGTGGCGAGATGAAGATCATGATCGAGGAGGAGCTCGGTCGAGCTGTCCTTATCGGCGATGGTCGCCAGGCTTCCTCCAAGGACAAGATCAAGGAGGACTGCATCCGCCCCATCTACAAGGAGGACTCGCTGTACGCTCCGCGTGTCGTCCTTGCAAAGCCGACAACCACCGAGGACGTCCTGGACTCTATCGTCCGCGCTATGGACGACTACGACGGCGCCGGTAACCCGACCTGGTTCGCTGAGCCGCACATGGTCACCGAGATCCTGCTGCTCAAGGACAAGATGGGCCACCGTCTGTTCCGCAGCATCTCCGAGCTGGCTGACTACGTTGGTGTCTCGAAGATCGTCAAGGTCCCGCTGATGAAGGGCCTGCAGCGTACCTCTGCCAAGAACGGTACGGTCGAGGCTCTCGGCATCATTGTCAACATGTCCGATTACACCATTGGTGCGGACAAGGGCGGTCAGCTGTTCGCGGCTGAGGACTTCGACATCAGCTTCAACCAGTACCACTACCTCCTGGAGACCCGTCTCTCCGGTGCGCTGACTCACCCGAAGTCTGCGATCATCGTCGAGCGGAAGACCGAGGACGGGAACGTCGTTCCGGAGCCGTGATAGATGGCCAAATTCTTCGGTGACATAGGATTCGCTACGCAGGTCCAAACTTCGCCGGGAATTTGGGAAGACAAGATCATCGAGAAGCAGTACTATGGCGACATCTTCCGCGAAGCACGTCGCTTTAGTGGCAGCGATGAGATTCTGGGATCTATCAACCTGAGTAACCAGATCAGTGTAGTTGCTGATGGTTACATCACGGATAACGTCCAGAATCTCCGGTACGTTCGCTGGCTGGGGGGACTTTGGAAAGTCTCTTATGTCGAACTGAAGTTCCCCCGGCTGGTTCTCGAGATGACGGGGGTGTATAATGGACCGACGCCTAGCTCTCCATGAGAAGCTGGTAGAGATCCTCGGGTCTGAGAACGTCTATTATCAGCCACTCCCGTCAATCAAGCTCTCGTATCCATGTATCATCTACGAGAGAAACCCGGGCGATCCGATGTACGCCGATAATCAGAAGTACATCAAGGCGAATCGGTTCCAGGTGACCCTGATCGCCCGCCATCCCGAGGACCCGACTAGGACCAAACTCGAAGATCTCCTGTTTAGTCGCCATATGACTCGACAGGTGACCGATAACCTCTATCACGACATCTTCGATGTCTATTACTAGGAGATAACATGGCTGCACTTGTCTGGGACAAGACTGGTGAGCGCAGGATTGAGACTGGTGTCGACCACTGCGCGCTGTATGTGTACGACCCCTCAACCAAGACCTACGGCAAGGGCGTGGCTTGGAATGGTATCACTGCCATCTCTGAGAAGCCCGAGGGTGCTGAGGCTACCGACCTGTACGCTGACAACATTCTGTACCTGTCGCTGCTCTCAGCAGAGAAGCTGAAGGGTACGATCGAGGCTTACACCTACCCCGACGAGTTCGAGGCTTGTGACGGCTCTTCCGAGCTGACCAAGGGTGTTAAGATCGGTCAGCAGGACCGCGTTGCCTTTGGTCTGGTGTACCGCACCAAGATCGGTGACGACGTTGCGGGTCAGGACCGCGGCTACAAGCTGCACGTTCTGTACGGATGCAAGGCCTCTCCCTCGGAGAAGGGCTACAAGACGGTCAACGACTCTCCCGAGGCGATTTCGTTCTCGTGGGAGATCTCGACCACGCCCGTCAACGTGGCTGGCGCCAAGCCCACCTCGCTTCTGACCATCTCGTCGCTTGACGTTGACGCCGGGAAGCTCAAGAGCCTTGAGGCCAAGCTGTTCGGTGCCGACGCTCAGGGCGGACAGCAGGCGGCTGAGCCTAAGCTGCTTCTGCCTGACGAGATCAAGGCCCACTTCGCATGATGACTACACCGGGGGCTCAGAGACCTAGATTCCTGGGCCCTCGGTGTCTGCGATGCTTATAGTTTCTATCCCCGAGCGTGAGGGGTTTGACGAGGAGACACAGTCATTCGTCTCCCTGCCCGGCGGAGAACTACACCTGGAGCACAACCTGATCGCACTGTCAAAATGGGAGTCAATCACCCATAAACACCTCATCGGTAACGAAGATGTCTCGCCAGAGGAGATGCTCCTCTACATTGAGTGTATGATCACTGATGAGCAATACGATCGTGAGCTTCTGGATAGACTTCCCGCCAGTGAAATCGAACGTGTAAGCAATTACATGGCCGACACAAAGACGGCAACCACCTTCGTCAAGAAGGGCGACAAGGATGGTTCTGGAGAGTACACATCCTCGGAGTTGATCTACTACTGGATGATCGCTTGCCAGATCCCATTTGAGTGCGAAACCTGGCATTTGAACCGTCTGTTAACGCTGATTCGAGTCTGTAATGAGAAGAGTCAGCCCGAGAAGAAGATGTCCCGGTCCGACATCCTGTCAAGGAACCGGGATTTGAACAGAGCTAGGCGCCAAGCGCTTGGCTCGAAGGGATGATTATGGGAAAGCACGAAGAGTTTCCTGACGAGGCATTCGCCCCGCAGGCTCACATCGGCACTGACCCTATGGAAGACAAGGACATTCACGTGTCCCAGACTACTGAGGTGATGCAGTGAGCGTTGCACAGCAGGTCCTCGCTCGAGCTGCGGCGAGGATTGGATACTATGCCCCAGATGACCCACAGCCTGGATCCGAAGCCGGTCGTTACTGGGCCGCACGATCTGGTCAGCAGTGGCTTGCTGGACCGTCCGACTCTGTGTGGTGGTGTATGCTCTTCGTTAGCATGTGCCTGGACGAGTGCGGACAAATTGACGCTATTGGCGGGTTCTCTTTCAACACAGATTATACCGTTAACAAGGTCCGTCAGCACCCCACGGCTTACTTCGTGTCAGTTTATGACGCCCAGCCCGGAGATGTCCTCATCTTCAACTGGGACGGCGGCGGAACAGACCATGTGGGATTCGTCGAGAAGAATCTGGGAGGAGGTACGCTCCAGACTATCGAAGGAAACACCTCCTCCGGTGACTGGGGATCTCAGAGTGCCGGTAATGGTGTATGGCGGCGTGTCCGTAGCGAATCGATCGCCTATGTGATCCGCCCTGCCTACTCCGATGGCGGAGCCAAGTCCGGTCCCGCGGACATCCGCGCTCTACAGCGTGCTGTTCGGGCGAACCCCGACAACATCGCCGGTCCGAATACCCGTTCTCGGTGCTATGCTCTGTCCTGTGCCTCTTCTTGGGGCGGGAAGACCTTCCCCTTCGGCGTTAAGTTCACTCAGTCCGTCGTCGGCACTGAACAGGACGGCATCTGGGGCGAGGCTTCCGAGGAAGCTCATGACGAGACCGTCGAGAACGTCCAGCGTGCCGTTGGATCAGAGGTCGACGGCGTCTATGGTCCCGATACAAACACTCGAGTAAACGCGATGCTTGATCGCGCTGAACAGCCGTAGGAGGCTAAGCCATGGCAGCCCCATACTGTACCCTAGTAGGGAAGATCCCTGGCGGAGAGAATGGTCGGGCTACTGTTCGTGCGATACCCGATGCAGATGGAGCAGTCGCCGTCATTGGTGGAAAGAAGTACGCCCTTAGCACCGTAATTGCTTTCTCGGACCAAGAGGGTAACATACGGCTAGATGTCATCGCCCCAGGGCCTGGAGTATTCCCGAGTGATCCATGGACGTATACCATTTATGTCGACGCGCCGCATGGAGACTCGATCAAGTATCTCCAGTTAAAGCAAGGTGAGACCGTCGATATCATGACGGCGCTCTCCACTAATAAAGTATCTCTTTCTCTATTCGGAGGGAACATGATTATGCCGCTTCCTGCCGGTAGTGGAAGTCCGCTTGACAAACTCCCGCTCCAGCCTGGTCGAACTGTCCCGACAGTAGGCTTCTTTGGGGACTCATGGTCGACCGAGACTATGATGGGTGCTGGTTTTAACCTTCCGGCCGCAGCATCTCGACTACTTGGGTGCGTCCCGATGGTTAGTGCGGTCGATGGTAGCGGTTTCGCACATTCCGTCAGCGGTAAAGACAACTTCGAGGCTGATGCTCGAATTAATTCCGTATGCGCAGCCGTCCCGAACCTAATCGTCACTGTTGGATCGCTTAACAGCGACAAGGTCGTCGAGAATGGGGACACAGAAGGAGCGGCCATTACTGCCGCGGTACAGACCTTCATTACCAAGGTCCGAGCAAAGCTTCCTAATGTGCCAATTATCATGGTCGGTCCAGAGCCTTCTGCAGTTGGCAGGCTACTCTCCAAGGCTGCTCATGTTAATGTCAAGGCGCAGAAGGCTGGAGTTGATGCCGCAGGAGGGATCAATAACGGTATTGCCTTCGTGGACTGGCTTGGAGTCGCCGAAAAGCAAGCCGTAGCTTGGCGAGATGGCCGAGTCTGCACTGAAGGCGACATTGTAGTCTATGGCGGCGTCGCCTATCGGATCACTAGGGCATGGATTCCCGCATCTGGCGAGACACCACTATCTGCTGGCGCCCCGGCGGTTCAGGTGTCGGATGTTCTCTCTGGCACTGGTAATGAGAACCGAAAGGTTGGGGACGGTACTCGGGACGTTCTTCTGATGTCTGATGACACACACCCGACTAAGGCCGGATCTACAGCATTCGGATCTGCGCTCGCCAGTCGAATTGCTGACGCGGTCAAGACTATCGAAAACTGGTCTCGTTCTAAGGGTGCCGTCCTTCCGGCCAAGTCAGAAGTTGCTCCTACTCCGCCACCATCGCCTAATGGTCTTCCGATCATGGCCTGGCTTCCTGGTGGATGGGGTCAAAATGGTAGGGTCGCATACTCCCTCGAGGAACTCAAGGCTGTCGCCGCACTCAAGCCTGACCAGGTTGCGCTCCCGATCCAGACGACCGCTGACCCGAATGATTCGGCCGTTGGTATTCCGCAGAATTACATGGCTGGTAAGGAGTTCTCGAATTACGGTCTGCAGACAATTCGTAATGACGGAGTGAACGCGGCCGGAATGATCGAGGCCCTGGACACTCTTGAGGCTTCAAACATTGCGGTTCTCCCGAACATTCGCAATGGACTTGTTGACAATGATGCCAAGTGGTATCGTTCATCGGATGGAAAACTTCTGCCGATCCTTCTTGGGCGGACAGGAAAGCTTTATTTTGCCATCCATGGTCGCGGGCAGAACAAGCTCCGCGAGATTATGACTAAGGATTACACCGGGTTTAAGCGTGTCTCGGACAACACTGATGGCGCTGCCGACTGGCAGATATCCTCTGTTAAGAACGCAAACCTGGGTATCCTCCCCGCGGGGATCGGAGCCGAGTCTTGGACGGCAGCCAAGGGCGCATTCCCAGAGGGAGTCTGGGTGCTCGTCTCTAGCAAGGATGACCAGACCACGGCAGAGGCTGCCGCAAAGACTGCTGGCGTCAAGATTGTCGGTTGGGCAGTCCCGAATGCTACCGCACTCGCCGCAATCAAGGCATAACTAAGGATGATTCATGATCACGATCGAGAGCCAGGGCGAATGGAAGCTGACCAGAAACTGGTTTGACAGAATGACCAAGCTCGATCTGGCTCTGATCATGAATCAGTTCGGCAAGGAGGGGGTTTCTGCTCTCGCGGCGGCGACCCCCTCCAGGTCGGGCCTCACATCAAAGTCCTGGAACTATGAGGTAACTCGAAAAGGTAACAACTGGAAGATTACCTGGACGAATTCCAACGTTAACAAAGGCGCCAACATCGCCGTACTCATCCAATACGGCCACGGAACCCGCAATGGCGGATACGTCATTGGTCGAGACTACATCAATCCTGCTATCAGACCGGTCTTCGACAAGATAGCCCAGAAGGCCTGGAAGGAGGTCACTAGATAGTGGCAACTATTGATGAGCGGGTAGTCTCGCTCAAGATGAATAACAAGCAGTTCCTGTCTGCTATTCAGGAATCTGCGTCCAGCATGGACAAGCTCAAAGGCGCTCTAAAGCTCGATCAAGCCACGTCTGGCTTCAGCCGACTCAGCGAGATCGCCAAGAACACCACATTCGGTGATCTAGCCGCCAAGGCGCTTGACATCGGTAAGAACATGACTGTCATGCAGGGCATGGGGCTTGCCGCATTTGGTGGGATTGGTGCCGCTGCACTTTCTGCCGGCCAGCAGATCTTGTCCGGATTCTTCCAGACGGTCAAGGACGGCTTTAACGAGTATGAGCTCAAAATGAGAGCCATCCAGACTATTATGGCAAACACCGCCGAGAAGGGGACAACCCTCGGCGAGGTTAAGACCTCTCTTGCGGAGCTAAATACCTACGCAGACAAGACCGTTTATAGCTTCAGTGACATGACTAATGCTATTGGTCTATTCACAGCTGCTGGTGTTGATCTGCAAACCTCAGTGGCGTCCATTAAAGGTCTTTCTAACCTTGCCGCGGCTTCCGGCTCTACTGCTCAGCAGACTGCAACGGCATATACTCAGCTTTCACAGGCTATCTCGGCTGGCGTCATCCACCTGCAGGACTGGAACTCTCTAGTCAATGCTGGCATGGGCGGTGAGTCCTTCCGGAACGCCCTGATCGAGACCTCTCGAATGATGGGCACAGGAGTCGACGAGGCTATTGCCAAGAAGGGTAGCTTCCGCGAGTCTCTCCGAGAGGACTGGCTCACGGCTGAGGTTATGACCAAGACCCTAACCGCCCTGACGAATGATCTCTCTGAGGCCCAGCTCGTCGAGATGGGATACTCCGAGGAGCAGGCAGCTAAGCTTAAGCTGTTTGCCGGGAACGCCTTCGACGCCGCCACCAAGGTCCGAACCTTCAGTCAGCTAATTGACACCACCAAAGAAGCAATCGGTTCTAGTTGGGCCGAGACCTTTGAGATTCTATTTGGCGACTTCGACGAGGCCACTGAGCTGTTCACCAGTATCAGCAACTGGCTTGGCCTCCTCATTGGAGACAGTGCTAGGGCTCGAAATGGATTCCTCCAGATGTGGAAGGATCTCGGTGGCCGTTCGGAACTTGTTCGAGGGCTGGGTAACATCTTCCAGGCCTTGGTGAAGGTTATTGGGCAGGTCATTAGTGCCTTCCGGGATGTCTTCGCCAATGCATCGGCTGAAGGTCTGTTCCGAATGACCAAAGCCTTTGCGGACTTTACCGAAAAGCTGATCATTACTGACAACTTTGCGGATAAGCTTCAGTGGACATTCACAGGCCTATTCTCAGTATTCCACATTCTGTGGACTATCGTCTCGGAAGTCGGGCAAGTCATCTTTACCGTGGCTGCTCATATCATTGGTGCGCTGTTCCCAGCGTTCGCCGGTGTGAATTCAGGTATCTTCCAAATCACCAAGGTTCTGGGTAAGGTAATCTTCTGGTTCGACCGCTGGTTTATGTCTCTTGACCTCGGCGGAAAGGTTCTGAAGCTTCTCCTACCCCCGATTGACCTCGTTGGAAAGGCCATCAAGTGGGTTGTAGAGAAGATCCACGACTTCATTATGTGGCTCGATGTCGGCACCAAGGTCACGAAGGTCGGTCAGGCGCTAAAGGGCCTGTCCTCGAAGTTCGGTCTCGTTAAGGAGGCCATCAAAAACTCTGTAATCGGTCAGCAGTTCATCACCGCCTTCGAGACGATCCAGGACACAATCGAGAAAGCTAAGAATAAGCTTCACGAGTTCGGCGAGAACGTCGGAAACAAGCTCAAGGCCAAGCTGAATGCCGGAAAGGCCGCTATATCCGACTACTTCAAGGGCTTCCAGCTCGGCGATCTCTCCTCTTCTGAGGCAATTATCTCGAAACTCACTGAGAAGTTCAATGAACTCGGCGAGAAGATGAAGATCGCGGAGAAAGTCCAGTGGCTCAAGGAGAAACTCATTGAGCTGAAGGACGCGCTTGAGGAAGTTTGGCAGAAGATTCAAAATAGCAGTGCTTGGGAGAAACTTGGCGCTACAGCGCATGCTGCAGGTCAGAAATTCAAGGAGCTTGCAGTCTCCTTCCGAGACTGGGTCAATGGGCATGGCGATGTGAAGCAGAAGGCTGGAGAGGCTGCTGGTGCAGTTGCCTCTGTTGGAACTGCCACAGCCCAAGCAGCTAAGGATGCGGCTGGTGCTGCGAAGCAGAACTTCCTTCTCAAGTGGGCGGAAGACATCAAGCGGATCGCCCAGCAGCTACACCTACCCGAGCTCTTCGAGACCATCAAGCAGAAGCTTGTTGAATTCAAGAACTTCATCAAGCAGCAGTTCGCCCCAGACGTAAAGGGTGCTGCTATGAAGGCCTTCGGCGGTATCGGCGATGCACTATCGAAGTCTAATGAGAACCTAAAGTCCTACGACATGGGTAAGATTCTTGTTGGGGCTATTGGGGCAGGCACTCTGGTCGCATTCACTCGATGGATCAACTCCTTCAAGAAGAATTTCGACAAGATTGGTAATGTTGCTGAGAAATTCGGTAATGTTCTCGATCAGCTCGGAGGAGTTCTTGAGGGATTCCAAGAGAGACTTAAGGCTAAAGCTCTTCTGACTATTGCAATTGCGCTAGGCGTTCTTGCTGGGGCTCTGGTTGTGATGTCACTTGTGCCTGCTCCGAAGCTTCTGATCACGCTTGGCGTGATGAAGGTCCTCTTCAACATGCTCAACGACATGATCGAGTCTATGGGTAAGATGGTGGCGTTCAAGAAGCACGCGCCACTCATCATGGGTCTTCTTATCGCCCTTGGAGCGGCACTGATTCTCATGGCTGTTGCAGTCAGGATCCTTGCAGGTATGGATGTCAAGGGTGCACTCATTGGTGTCATTTCAATGCAGGTGCTTCTTGGATCACTAGCAGAGTTCCTGAAGCAGACAACGCACCTGAAGGGCGTTGAACGCGGAGCAACCCTTCTTATGGGCCTAGCAATATCGTGTATTCTTCTGGCAACAGCAGTCTACATGCTCGGATCGATGAAACTAGGCACGGCGCTGCAGGGCGTCATTGCTCTGAATCTCATTATCTGGACCTTGACCGGATTCATGCAGCTGGTGAGTCAGAACCCATTCATGGCTAAGGGTGCAGGTATCCTACTTGGGCTTGCTGTCTCTGTGAACATTCTGGTCTCGGCAATCTATCTGCTAGGGTCTATGGATACCGGACGTCTCGTCCAGGGAACTGTCGCAGTGACAGTCCTCATTGCGGTGCTATCTGTTGCAACAAATGTTGCCGGCAGGTCTGGCGGTAGAGGCGCAGCAGCGGTCCTTGCTATGTCGATTGCTATCATGGCCCTTGTCGGAGCAGTATACCTACTCGGCAGTATGGACATTGTCAAACTTGCTCAGGGTATGATTGCCCTCGCGGCAGGTCTGGCTATCCTGGTCTTTGCTATGGCTGCCGCTGACACCTTCAAGGAAGGTGCTATTGGTCTAGCTATTGGGTCGATCAGCCTTATGGTACTCGCAATGGCGATGGAACGCCTCGCAGGACTGAGCTGGATGCAGGTCGCGATTGGTCTTGTGGCTCTGGCTGGAGGCCTGATTGTCCTCCTGGCCGCGGCCTGGGCGGCCGAGATGGTCGCCCCTGGTCTGGTTCTGCTGACGGCAGTTCTGTTGGCATTCGGTCTAGCGCTACTTCCTATCTCGATCGGATTGGCGGCCTTTGCGGCAGTTCTGGGTATCTGTGCAACCACTGGCTCAGCGGCATTCCTGGTACTGACTGAGGGTCTTCAGCAGTTGGGAGCAATCCTACCCCAGCTGGCGATTGACTTGGCCAATGCTATTGCGAACTTCATCATCACGCTGGGAGACAAGGCTCCTGAGCTTGCCGTGGCTATGGCTAAGCTTATCGGTGCAATGTGGTATGCTATTATCGAGAATACTCCGCTAGTAGTTTCGGCGATCTTCACTCTGATCAGTGCTATCCTGACAGAAATGGATAACCATGCCTATGAGTATGGCGCTAAGGGTGCAGATACGGTCGCCAAGTTTATCCAGGGTATTGCCGATAATATGCAGAGCATTATCAATGCTGGTGCAGATCTTGTTATCAACTTCCTAGATGGAATTGGTAACAATGCCGGACGGATCATCGATAAGGCTGCGTGGACCATCCTTAAGTTCCTTGAGGGCGTCCGAGATGCGATCAATAACTATGCGCCTCGATTCCGCAGAGTCGGTAAAGAGATCGCTTGGGCTATTATTGACGGTGTCACTGGCGGACTCGCCTCCAAGGCCTGGAAGATTGGTTCTGAGCTGGTTAACGGCGCCAAGAACGGTATCTCTAAGATGAAGAGCTATCTGGGTATCGCTTCTCCTTCCCGACTCATGAAGACTATTGGTGGATTCATGGGCGAGGGTCTTGCTATCGGTATCCGTGCTGAGCACGAGAACATCGCTAACGCCAGCGAGGGAATGGGTAAGACCGCCTACGAAGCTCTGTCGCAGGCACTCGAGGGAGTCAACGAACTCATCGAGGAAGATCCATCCTACAAGCCCGAGGTCAAACCCGTTCTCAATCTCGAGGAGATGGAGAAGCAGGCAAAGGGTATCAACAGCCTAATGCCTGCAATCGGCACCACGCTCACCGCAGCGAATGGCGCACGGCCTACAATTCCTGTGGACGCCAAGTTCGACGACAAGAACAGTCAAAATGGCACCACAAACATCACCTTCAACCAGACGAACAACTCGCCAGAGGCCCTTGACGCTGCGGACATCTACCGCAACACCAAGACGCAGCTGGCCATGGCAAAGGACGCGTTGACTGTATGATCACCGAAGTCTCATCTCTCAACAAGGGGGGCGAATCCCTCAATCTTGATCTATTCGACCCCTGGAGCTCGGGTATCGCAGTCAAGGAAATCACCGGTCTTGGCCCAGTCAAGACGGAACTCAGTCTTGAGCGATATGCGCTGATTGATGGGGCATTCCTGAAGGGGGCGAGGGTGGGGACTCGTAATGTGGTTCTCACCCTCATCCCCGTCGGGGAAGACATCCAGACTGAGCGCCGAAAGATCTACCACTACTTCCCAGTCGGGGAAACGGTAACCTTCGGTGTGGTTACTGACCAGGTGGCCGTCAAGTCCAGCATGATCGTCGAGTCAGTCGAGCCGAACATCTTCTCCGAGAGGCAGGAGATCGGAGTCTCGCTGATTGCCATCGATCCTTACTGGCGATCCAACTCCCCGTCCATCACGGGTCTTGTTGGATTCAATGACGTTACACCATTGTTCCAGTTCCCATTCAAGTCTGCGGACAATCCCAAGGAACTCATCTTCGGTGACATGTCTAACTCATCTGGTAAGGACATCAACTACCTCGGCGACGCTGACACCGGCGTTGTCATTACCTTCTCCTTCAACGGCAATGTGTCTAACCTGACCGTGATCAACCAGACCTACGACGAGGCTATGATCATCAACAAGGTCAAGGACTTCTACCGCGGTGAGCAGCTTGTCATCGACACTCGGCCTACCAAGAAGTCCGTCAAGCACATTGCTGGTGGTAAGGAGTCATTCATCACCGGTGTTCTAGACATCAAGAGCCAATGGATCAAGCTCCACCCGGGCAACAACACCATTGGGCTGCAGTTCGTCGGGAACCCCAATGACATGGATATCTCTATCGAATACGAGACCTTGTATAGGGGCGTCTAATGCATCTGTTTTACAGGAACCGTCTGGACTGGAAGGACACACGTGAGATTCCAGACGACTTCATCTCACTGAACTGGACCGAGAGGGCTTACGACTTCGGTCAGTTCGAGTTGGCAGTCTTCACGACTGATTCAGTACCCATGTACCGCCTCGGGAACTTCATCTCGAGGGACGACACTGATACTGTGATGGTCATCGAGACTTGCTCCATCGAACAGCAGAACAACGGCAGCTACAAGCACACCTACTCGGGAAGGTCTCTCGAGAGCATCTACACCTGGCGTGTACTCGAGCACAAGACCTTCATCAAGCCTGACGCACAGCAGAAGTTCAATGCTCAGCTGTTCGCTCAGCAGATGGCTAATAACCATCTCGGTCCTGCTGCCGGCGCCTCCAGGGCTCTACCTGGCTGGACATTCCATGGCGATCCGGAAGTCAGCGAGTATGCCTATGTGAATGACACGGGTCAGAAGCTTCAGGACGGAAAGTGGGTTGTATGGGACCGTTGCCCCCTCAACGAGCCATTCGGACAGATTCTTCAGGCCTGTAAGCCAAACGGATACCCCCTCTACTACAAGGTAACTTGGGAGCAGGGGGGCTTCCACACCTACATCCGGCACCCTCGCCTCGTCGAGACAATCGTGCTCTCCGACAAGAACGAGAACTTCACGGACTACAAGGCTGTCTACTCCATTGTCGACTCGAAGAACGTCGTCTACGAGATCTTCGACTCTGGTGACGTCGAACTTAATGACAACTGGATTGCAGATGGTACAACTCACCGTAGGGAGCACCGACTCCGCTATGGCGATGGTGTAGACCGACGCGAGGCCCTGTGGAACAACACTCAAGTCCACAAGCCATACCGAGCTGAGGATTGGAAAGCTCTGACCCCGGCCCAGAAGCAGATGGTCTCAGCCTTGACCGAGATGTGGTATCCCTACTGGGTGCTGGACGCCATGTTCCCGAAGTACAATCCGCTAGGCGTCATGTCTGGCAAGATCGACAACTTCTCGAATGTAGAGTATCGAAAGGGCTTCGTCTGTGGGGACGTTATGTACTACGTCCCCTCGAATGGCGGACAGCCCATCGAGGCCCAGCTTACTGAGATGACTGAGTCCTGGTCCGACAGCGGTTTCACGCAGACACCTGCCATCTCGATGGCTTCTCGAAACAAGTGGACGGGTGACACATTCCGTCTCAACTACCTACGAAAGGGGCCCGGCATTGTGATCGAGCCTCGAGACGGAGATTTCGCAAATGCCTCTATCTAGTGGTTTCTACAATTCAGTTAACGGGGACAGGGTCTATGACGCCGAGCAGTTCGGTGCCCTGTTCGATGGTATCATCTCGGATGGCGTATTCCCGAATGTCGGGGACCACTTCCTGGTTCGACCGGGGACCAACGAAATGGCCATCTATGTCGGCTCCGGTAAGGCCTGGTTGAACCGCCGTTGGGTGGAGAATACTGCAGACGAGAAGCTGTCCATCAGCGCCGCTCACGCCTCGCTGGACCGTATCGACTCGATCGTGCTGTCGGTTGACAACAACAAGGCCGTCCGAGCCGCTCGACTCGAGGTGCTGACTGGCCAGGCTTCTGGTAGCCCGCAGGCTCCCCTGCCGACGGACACTCCGGGTAAGAAGTACATGGTACTCGCCAATATCCGTGTCCTCAAGGCTGCTCGGCAGATCTCTCCGGAGCACGTCTCCTCTCGAGTCGGTTACGGCGGATCTAACGGCGCCCCCTACATCGGTGGTCCGGCGAACACTATCGATCTTGCCGGCCTTCAGAACAAGCTGCAGGGGGAGTTCGATACCTGGTTCAAGGCTGTCCGAGATGCACTGACCCAGGCAGGGGGAAACACCGCCACTGAGGTCGCCAACCTGAAGGCCTCTGACACGGCTCAGAACCTCAAGATTGCCAACATCGAGTCTCGAGTCGTGACTAATGAGAGCAAGTTGGTCAACATCAACTCCGCTCTCAATAACGCTAGCACTCTCTTCCAGATCGCTAGCCGAGGAAATGCGGGTCTTCACAACTCTCTGTTCCGAGGGGGATCCCTTGGTAACAATGTGAACCCGTATCTCACGTCGATCCGAAACGGAACCTTCGACAACATGTTCCTGGGCGACTACTTCTCGATCAACGGCGTTACTTGGCGTATTGTCGCATTTGACTACTTCTACGGAATCGGCTACCCCAAGTACCTCCGTCACCACGTGATCGTCCTACCAGACCAGCCCCTCTACACGAGCCGGTACAACGACACGAACAACATCCCGACGGCGTTCACCTCGTTTGAGATCGGCCGAACTGGTCTGAACCGAGCCATCTCCACGGCTCAGGGCGCATTCGGTACTGGGAACGTTCTTCAGCCCCTGACGAAGTTCCCGACCTCCTACAACAACCTCTCGCAGATCACTGGCTCAGACTGGCTGGCTCACACGGCCGGTCTTATGACTGAGGACATGATCTTTGGACGTCAGGCCATCTCAAGGCACGACTTCCAGCGAGGGGATCTTGCTATCGGACGATTCCCGATCTTCGAGCTGGCCAAGAACTACATCGCTTGCGACAGTAACTACTGGACTCGAGACATCGCTACTACGAACTCCTCAATCTATGTGGGTACTGACGCGTCGGAGTACACCGCGGCCTACACCTCGGAGCAGGGCGTCCGACCCTACTTCGCGATTGGATGACATGCAGCACTTCGGTCTGAATCCAGTCCTGGACATGAGCCTGGCCATCGTATTCTCGGTGCTGGGCTCGTCCGGGATCTGGGCATGGATTATGAAGCGCGGGGAAAGGAAGTCAGCCAGTACCCAGCTGCTGCTTGGTATGGCGCATGACCGCATCGTCTATGTCGGAAAGACATATCTTCACCGAGGATACCTCACGCTCGACGAGTATGAGGACTTCATGAAGTACCTCTACGAGCCCTACTCCGAGTTCGGAGGAAACGGGCTTGCTGAGAGGATTGTCGATGAGGTCAAGCGTCTACCAATCGTCCCCACTCCCAGACCTCCCGCAAAGAAGAAACAAGATGGCTAAGCACCTCAAGGAGAAACAGATGACGAACAAGTCCTACGACATCCTCAAGTGGGTTGCTCTGGTTGCCCTCCCGGCTACCTCTGCGCTCTATGTCACTCTGGCAGCCCTGTGGCACCTTCCCTACCCGACTGAGGTCGCTGGGACGATTGCTGCTATCGACACCTTCATTGGTGTGCTTCTGGGCGTCAGCTCGAACAAGTACACGGGGAACCAGACTGCCGGGGCGCTTCACGTGGACGAGTCTCAGGGTATTCACGCCACCTTCGACCAGGGCGTCGGCGAGATGCTCCGGAATGGCAAGGTGACGCTGGACGTCAAGCAGGTCTAAGCGAGAAAAACCTGCTCTATAATGAAACCCTAGAAAGGAGCCACTATGAAGAACCCCGATCCCATTCAGCAGACCATCGAGTCAGCTCTGAAGGATGCCGAGCTTCACGATCCCTCATCGGATGACTACACCACCATTGTTCGCAATGTTGAGACTCTTGCAAAAGCCAAGGCCCTTGGCGAAAGTAAGAAGCTCAGCAAGGATGCAATTCTCGGTGCAGTCACCTCGATGGCTGGTATCTTAGCCGTCCTCCAGTACGAGCGACTTGCTGTCGTCAGCTCGAAGGCATTCGGGCTCATCATGAAGGTTAAGCCCTTCTGAGATTCGTCAGGCCCCCTGTGCAATACGCATGGGGGGCTTGGCTTATCTTTTTTTGCCCGCGAGAAAAACGAAGAGTATAATGAAACCCTGACATAGAAAGGACACTCTCATGAACCTCTCTCCCGCCGCTGCACAGGCCGCCCTCGACTACGCTGAGGAGCTTGCTGCTACTGGACTGAGCTCGACTGAGTACGACCACCTCTATCTCTGACAAGTCTCTACCCCTGAACAAGGGGTATAGGCTTCGTGGAATTTTCCCGCGTTTATGTTTTTAGTCACATTAGTCACAGGAGTCGCAGAAATAACACATGGTATAATGAAGACCCTAGAAAGGAACCACAATGTTCACCCTCGCTGCTCTCATTGCCCTTCCCTTCGTCATCCTCAGCGCTCTGCTGATCATCGGCGAAATCTTCGGCAAGAAGACCCGTGAAATCTGATCCCTACTAATCTCACAGCCAACGATCCCGCCATGGGATCTAGGCTTTCTTTTTTT